GGGGGAGGGGGTCCCCCAAAAATACCCCCCCCCCCTGCATCGCGCCGGTCTTCTAAAATTCTCCGGAGGGATATTTTTATGGAGACTTTTATTTCGGTTTGGCTGTTTTGGAGAGCGCATTGGCTTTGGCGCATTCGTGGGCATTCTGGTTTTTTCCTCCTGCCTTCTCCTTTCACCATTTGGGCTTTAGAAGTTAGCTAAAAGTTAGTGCGTTCTTCCAAATAGTCATATCGAACTTATATTTAAGTTAATAAAACTACTATGCAAAGGAGATAAACATGCCTCGAAGGAAAGTCATTATCTCGGACTCTGACGATAGTCAGCCGATGAGACCGGCTCTTTCGCCAGAGGCTAGAGAAAACCAGATGATATCTCTTGCGATGGATCTGGTGGAAGAAAGATTAAGGAACGGGACCGCGTCTTCTCAAGAGACAACCCACTTCCTGAAGCTCGCTACGACAAGAGAGCAGCTTGAAAAAGAAAAACTTGAGAAAGAAATCCTGGAAAAGGAAGCAAAGATAAAAGCTTTGGAAGCAAACCAACATTCGGAGGCTCTATATCAAGAAGCTATCAATGCTTTCCGCTCTTATTCAGGTTCTATAGTTCCAGACGAGTTTTCAAATGACGAAGGAGATAGATATTAATGATACGAACTTACGATGAGTTGATCACTCTCCCTACGTTTGAAGAACGTTTGGAATATTTACGCCTTAGTGAATTAATAGGCCAAGACACTTTTGGGTTCGACAGATATTTGAACCAAAATTTTTACAAATCCGCTGAGTGGAAGAGAGTTCGAGATATTGTTATAGTAAGAGACAATGCTTGCGATTTGGGTTTACCCGGATACGAAATCGGAGGACGGATTTACGTTCACCATATGAATCCTTTAAAGCCGAGCGATATTAAAAACTCCACAGACTACTTATTGGATCCTAACTTTCTTATATGCGTAACAAAAGACACGCACGATGCTATACATTTCGGAACTAATGCGAAAGAGTATGTCCGAAAGATTTCTATTGTCGAACGTAAACCTAATGATACAAAAATATGGTAACGAAAGGAGGTAATACGTGATGCCTGAACAAAAAGATTATGTCAACAGTATCCTTAATTCTGTAAAGAAAAACTTGGGCATTGTTGAATACGATTTCTTTGATGCCGATTTAATCGTGCATATAAATTCTGTATTTGCCGATTTAAACCAAATTGGTGTTGGTCCGTATTTAGGATTCATGATAACTGACGAATCCCAACTATGGAGTGACTATACTGACAACAACATGCTTTTACAGAACGTTAAAAGCTATATGTTCTTACGCGTTAAGCTTCTTTTCGATCCTCCAGCCAACGCCGCTTTGAGAGACTCTATTACTAAGCAAATAGACGAATTCACGTATCGGTTATATGTGTACACTGACAACAAGAACACCAAAGAGGGTGGTGACATCGAAACCATCAAGCGCATCCTTCTCGAGCATTCTGTCAAGATTAGACAACTCGAGAAATACCTCGAAGAGAATCATCTTGCTGAACGTCTTGGAACTGCAGAAGAGTCCATCGTTTCACTACAGAACGATATTGTCTCAATAAATTCTACACTGCAAGACCACGAGTCTCGTATCTATACTCTCGAAACTGAAGGCTCCGCAGAAGTTAAGAGCCGTCTAGATGCATTGGAAGATGAAACCGAAAGATTGGAATCTTCTAAGCAAGATACGCTCACTTTCGATAATGCGCCAACTCCAAATTCGAACAATCCTGTCAAGAGTGGCGGTGTGTTCAGCTCTGTTAACAACGTAATCGAAATCGCCGAGGGAAAGACTAAGACATTCGCTGTTTCTTATGAAACATTGGGCAACGAGAACTTCAATTCTCAAAATGATTCTATAGAGCTTCAGTCGTTTACTGATGTTAACGGAGAATCGGTCGATCCAGACGATGTCAAAATAGGTGACGTTGTGTTTGTTACTGAACTCGACGTCCCAGATCGTTGGGTCGGAAGCATTGTTAACAACACAATAACGCTCTACCGAATGGAGACCCAGAAGGTCGACCTCACGGACTACTACACCAAGGCCCAATCCGACGCCAGGTTCTTCCGCGTAATCGACCCTCCCGCGAGCACCACGCTCACCGCTGAGGAAGTTGAGATTTTCAAGCAGGGGTGCGCTGTTAGAGGTACCTTCCTAGGTATGACTAATCCCGTTTTTATGCCAGCGTCAAACAGGCATGGAGTGGTTTTTGCGTCAAGTGGTCTTACTGACCATATCATGTACTCGTATGAAATAGGAGGAACGGGGGTTATTAGACTAGGAAGTTCTAGTGTGTTGTTGTCACAAAGTGTAATGGCTTTAAGTGGCTACATTAAAATTAGAAATAAATATTTCCCAGATTACCCCACCAACAACGCCAACCCCGCCAACCTGCAAATCGCCCCCAACGGAGGCAACCTATCGTGGAAGGAGGTCATCAACAACCTCGCCCCCGAATACGACGCCACCGCCACCTATGCGGTCGGAGATGTCGTCATGCACGACGGGGCGCTCTACCAATGCACCACGGCCATAGCGACCGCCGAGGCTTGGGACGCCACGCATTGGGCGCAGGTCAAGGTCGACGATGTGTATGCCAACGCAGCGAAGATTGCGGCTGGGAACGTCCCGCAGGACGGAGTCCTTGGCATCGACGCGAATAACAACATCGTGAAGGGAAGCCTCTTCGGGAAATACGTGAGGATTATCGAACCCCCCACTTCGGACACTCTTACAGAAGAAGAATACGAAATCATTAAGGAAGGTGTTTTCATGAGGGGGATTTACCTTAACTATAAAAACCCCTTATTCACCCCAGGATATGAAGAAATAGCGGGTGGAGCCTATGCTCTGGTTGGTCTTGTACTTTCGGTACACGAAAGTGCAGGACAGCGTGAGGCGATAATTGGACATTATTCGATTAGCCAATCGACCAGAAAAATCACTATCACTAAAATGCTAATATTTAGCGGAAGGTATGGCTCCCTTCAATTAGTCGCGAGTCCGACTATTATTGACTCCAATTTCAGACTATACGGAAAAGCCGTCCCAGCCTATCCCACGTCAGCGCAACAAGCGGGCAAAAACTTTCACTACGCCCTCAATAATGGTTCACTTGCTTGGCAAGAGCAACTGTATGGCCCATCCGTCACCGACAACTCCATCACGGAACTGACCTACGAGAAAATCTCCGTCATCAACGTCGCTGCGGACAGGACGTTCACCCTTAAGACCGCCCAGACCGACTGCATCCCCGAGTACCGAGCCACGATAACGAACATCGGCTCGTCCAACGTCATACTCACGTTCACGGGAATCACGGCTATGAAGACCAACGACCCTGGCATCACGGTCACGGGTAACAGCCTGGTGCTTCCCCAGTCCACCACGATTGAGGTCAGCGCCTACAACGGCCACCTCATCGCCTTCAATTGGAGCGTGTGACCATGAACAGGCACTACATGCTTGAGGCGCTTCTTCTCAGTTCGGGCAGGAGGCTTCCGAGCGCGTACCAAGAGGTCGAGTTTGTCTATCCATACAGGAGTGAAAACGACTACATTTCCTTTAACATGCCTTGGAATGTGATAAAGACAATAAAATGCGGATTAAGGTCTCCCGATACGAGGGGCGATCGTATGTTGTTTAATACGAATGTAGCTAACCACACTCCGTGGATTTCCATACAAAGGACAGACAGCGTAGGGGTTACGGCAACTCCTCCCCTTTCATCTCTCACCAGCATGGAAAAGAAGGATATTAAGATGGTCGTGTCTTCTTCTTCAACAAATAGTATATCGACGAGGCATTGGGATGGCGCATGGAACGCAAAAATCGAATACTACTATGTCGAGTTTTACGATGCTAATGATGAACTGTTGGGTAACTTCATCCCTTGCTATCGGAAGTCCGATGGGCGTTGCGGTTTCTACGATTTGGTCACTAAGACTTTCTCAGGTTCATCATACTTCGCAAAAGGTCCGGACATCGGCTCCGACTCAATAGAAGGGAACACACTGTCACTAGCGCCTTCCAACACAATCACGGAACACACGCTTAACATCAACAACGGCGACACAATCGTCGGGAATACGCTGAACATATAAGGAGGAATCAAAATGAGTTACGTAAATGAAATAAAGAAAGGAACGGCAACCTACGACATCCAAGACAAGAGGATAGACGACTTCCCCACCAACCCCTCCGAAGATGGAGCGTATTATTTAAAGAACACTATAGCGAATGGCGTATCCACAAAACAATGGGGCGCCATTAATGCTAACGAGAGACGTGTTCTGGAACTTGACCTTACACCAGCTCTTACACACGAGCAATGGGAAGCCAAATACACCGAACTAATAACTAACGGAGAGTTGAATCTAGAGTTAAGCGGAGTTGTTCCGTCCCGCTTTACAATGGGAAAAGATGATGTCGTTTTGTTGACTATATTCGACGAGACGCATGTGATCACTTTTAAAGTCGATAACTGGGTAGAGGACATTGACACCGGATACTCTACCTCAAGGCAGACAATATGCGACGCAATTATTAATAATGATTCGTGGCTTGTTTTTGTAACAGGTCTTGTTATTGGTAATACATTAGGAGTATATGTTAAACTACTTTCCAAAAATGAAACGGGGAGCAGGAGCCTAACAAAAACAACAAGACTTGTCATCGGTGTGCGTCACTCAAGCCTTTCCAACGGTAATCGGAATTTCATATTGTGGTTTGCTTGCGATCACTTCAAATTATACGCGATCCTCAATGACGGATTCACGAAGATAAATGAGACACTTGGTCAGGATGTTTTAAATACCCATTGCGCCACAGAGGATGATCTCGCCGCAAATCTTCAAACTCTGTCGCTTATTGAAGTTCCCGGGGCATCGGTTCCATCGCAGAATATGCTTGTGTGGAATTCGATAAGACTGATTTCACGAGATGACTATTGCGTTAAGGTTACGGCCCCGTTCCTCGCCGAGGACGGTACTGAATTGAATTCTATTGACTTGATAAGGACTGAAGACAGCGACGGTGGCGATTTCAATTATTATAACGGTTCTGATCGTACATGGGAGTCATACAACCTCAGTGAAATTTACGGTCAAACTGACGTCACGTTCAGTGTTCACATGATGGAGATGTAACATCTTACCATCTATAATCATATATTATACAAGGAGATATAAGACAATGAATGATTTTAATACTATCCACGCCTTGTATCACTCTGAAATGGCTAAAAGAGAATTGGAAAGGCAGAAGCGAAATCTTGAGATTCTTAATACGGATTTCCTGGTTGATCTTCCTTCTCCTATTCGAGATATTGTTGACCAATTTCGATGGGGCTACTCTAATAGAAAGTGGTTCCCGGAAGCTTGGGAAGAGTATCGTAAGCATGTTTTGGAATCTGGTCTTGGTGGAAAAATCAAAATGCCGGGAGCTGTATTTAATAAGTATCTCGACAAATACGAGTTGAAAGAACTAGAAAAAGAGTTCAATACTAGTGTAATGCATTCTGAAGAACTGTGCGAAGACTTCTTAGCCCATCATGGAGTAAAAGGTCAGAAATGGGGAATTCGTCGATATCAGAACGAAGACGGAACTTTAACTGAAGAAGGTAAAGCTCGTTTGGATGCTGGTGGTAATATTGCCAAAGGTGTAAAAGATGCAGCCGAATCCGCTAAGCAAATACCAACGTCTAGTGGAAAAATGCAACGCGGACAATATCCAGATATGACTGACAAAGAGCTAGAAGATCGAGTTAAGCGTATGTCATTGGAGCAACGTTATAGTGATCTTGCTGGCGATACTAAGTATGTCAAGTCTGGTGGCGAAAAAGCTAAAGAAATCCTTCAAACCGTTGGCGCTATCGCAGGTATAGGTGCTTCTGCAATAGCTATTGCAAAAGCCATCTTCGATATGCGTCATCGTGCTGGAAAGAAAGCTCTGTAAGGAGGTATAGTATGAATGATTACTTAGAACTTCATGCTCTGTATCATCATGGCGTAAAAGGTCAGAAATGGGGCATTCGCCGTTATCAGAACGAAGACGGAACTTTTACGGATGCCGGTAAAGCTAGATATAAGGTCAATGATTCTGGAAATCCTACTGGATCTGGAATTAGAAAATTTAAGCTCGATCAACGTTCCATAAAAGGTCAGCAATTGTACGAAAAAGGAAAAACAATATCTGGGATTCGAACCGGACAAGGTATTGCAAATCTTGTTCTCGGTTCCGTAGCTATTGGTACTCTTAAAACGGCATTCAAAGACACTAATTCTAAAAGAGTAATTAATAGCGGTGAATATAAAACACGAGCTGTACTTGCTGGAATTGGAGCAGTTTCTATTGCAAGTCTTGTTGCTGCCAATATTAAATCCCAATCTGATGTTGGAAAACTTAAAGCATACTATTCCAACGGAAGCCATCAGTATCATGCGATACAGAAAAAGGATGCAAAAAAGAAGGAATAATACATGTCACTCTCTAATACGGCTGTGCCTAAATATTATGGCCGTTTTAGAGAAGCGGTCATACAAGGTGAAATTCCTGTTTGCAAAGAAGTGTCAATGGAAATGAACCGTATTGACCAGTTAATAGAAAATCCGGGAGTCTATTACGACGATCAGGCTGTCGAGGGTTTTATTCGATATTGCGAAAAAGAACTTACGTTAACTGATGGTTCAGATTTGATGCTTCTAGATACGTTTAAATTGTGGGCGGAAGAGATATTTGGATGGTATTATTTTGTTGAGACTAGCGTATTCGTTCCAGACACTAATTCGCCAGGTCATGGCGGACACTACGAGAAACGATTCACTAAAAAACGTCTTATAAATAAACAATACATAATACTAGGTCGTGGCGGAGCGAAATCTATGTATGCTAGTTTCATTCAGAACTACTTCTTGAATATCGACACCACCACTACTTACCAAATAACTACTGCCCCAACGATGAAACAAGCCGATGAGGTTATGTCACCGATACGTACTGCTATAGCTAGGTCTAGGGGTCCGCTGTACAAATTTTTAACAGAAGGATCTATAAATAATACGACTGGTTCAAAGGCTAATCGCGTTAAACTAGCTTCTACAAAAAAGGGAATTGAGAATTTCTTAACTGGATCGGTTTTGGAAATTCGTCCTATGAGTGTTGACAAACTCCAAGGATTGCGTTGCAAGATCGCATCTGTTGATGAATGGCTTTCTGGAGATATTCGAGAGGACGTCGTAGGTGCTATTGAGCAAGGTGCTTCTAAAGTAGACGACTATCTGATTATAGCAATCTCTTCAGAAGGAACCGTTCGAAATGGACCAGGCGATACAATCAAAATGGAGTTAACAGACATATTAAAAGGAGACTATATAAACCCGCATGTTTCGATTTGGTGGTACAAATTGGATAGTGTCGATGAGGTTTCGTCTCCTGAAATGTGGATAAAAGCTAACCCAAATCTTGGAAAAACCGTTACATACGAAACTTATCAATTAGATGTCGAACGAGCAGAAAAAGCTCCATCAACTAGAAATGACATTCTCGCTAAAAGGTTTGGTATACCTATGGAAGGTTACACATATTTCTTTACGTACGAAGAAACACTTCCACATAAAAGAAGAGACTTCTGGGGTATGCCTTGTTCTCTCGGAGCTGACTTGTCACAAGGAGATGATTTCTGCGCGTTCACGTTCTTGTTCCCGCTATCCGATGGGACTTTTGGGATTAAAGTTCGGAGTTATATAACTTCAAATACTCTTCACAAGTTACCAGCGGCCATGCGTGTTAAGTATGAGCAATTCATGAGAGAAGGTTCCTTGATCGTATGTGATGGAACCATTCTCGATATGATGGAAGTATACGATGATTTGGACAAGCATATAACAGACCGATCGTACGACGTCCGGTGTTTTGGTTTTGACCCATATAATGCTGAAAAATTCGTTGAACGATGGTCTACTGAGAATGGCGTTTTTGGAATAGTCAAGGTCATTCAAGGTGCTAAAACTGAATCAGTTCCTCTCGGAGAAATTAAGAAACTTTCCGAAATAAGAGCGCTTCTATTCGATGAAGATTTGATGACGTTTGCTATGGGTAATGCCATTGCTTTAGAAGATACAAATGGTAACAGGAAGCTGTATAAGGTTCGTCGAGAAGCAAAAATCGACAATGTTTCAGCTTTGCTTGACGCATTTGTAGCGTATAAACAAAACAAGGAGGCTTTCGAATAATATGAAAGATACTAGTATTAAATCGGTTTGTATGATTTCGAAAACCGAATTTCAAAATGACTTAGGAGGTGGTTAAGGAATGAGTATTTTTGACCGTCTTGCACATGCATGGAATGCATTTATTGCTAATGACAAATCACGAGAAGACGAATTCGTTTACCGCCCATATCCAGAGCGAATCAACTATGGTTATATGTCGACCTATAGACCGGACCGTTTATATTTTACAAAAGGAACTGAAAAGTCTATTGTTACGGCTATATACAATAGAATTGCTATAGATGTTGCGAGCATTGATATTCGTCATGCAAGATTAGACGATGATGGTCGTTACGTTGAGACAATTCAGTCGCACTTAAATGACTGTCTTACTGTACAAGCAAACAAAGATCAGGCGCGTCGAGCATTCATGCAAGATGTCGTTCAATCAATGTTTGACGAGGGAGTAGTTGCCATAGTTCCTATTGATACGGAACGTGACATTAATGTTAATGACATAACATCTTATGATATTCTTACTATGCGTACAGGAAGAATCACTGAATGGTATCCAGATTATGTTAAGATAAATGTATATAATGATAGAACTGGACGCAGAGAAGAAATAATGATGAAAAAAGAAAACGTTGCTATAGTAGAGAATCCATTATACGCAATAATGAATGAGAAAAACTCTACCCTGCAACGTCTAATTCATAAACTTAATATTTTGGACGCGATTGACGAGCAGTCTGGATCTGGAAAATTGGATTTAATAATCCAGTTGCCGTACGTTGTTAAGACGGAGGCTAGGAAACTTCAGGCGCAAAGTCGTCGCAAAGAAATAGAAGAACAGCTATCGAATTCCAAGTATGGAATAGCATATACAGACGGAACGGAAAAGATCACTCAGTTGAATCGTTCTGTTGAGAACAATCTGTTAACTCAGATTCAGTACCTAACGAGTATGCTTTATAGCCAGTTAGGGATAACAGAATCCGTAATGGATGGTACGGCAGACGAGAAGACTATGCTGAACTATACTAACCGAACGGTTATTCCAATTATGGAAGCGATAGTAGAGGAATATCGTCGTAAATTTTTGACTAAGACAGCTCGTTCTCAGAAGCAAACTATAATGTATTTTAATAATCCATTTAAGTTTATGCCTGTGAGTAACATAGCCGACATAGCCGACAAGTTTACTAGGAATGAGATTATGTCTTCTAATGAAGTTCGTCAGATTATCGGTCTTAAACCGGTCGATGATCCGAAGGCGGATGAACTTAGAAACAAAAACCTCAATCCTTCAGAAAACGATGTTCCAGCATCAACTAATCAGGGACAAATTGCTGCACAGTCTGGTGTGGAACAAGGGCAGGAACCTCGAAGTCTTGCCGAAGTTTCCATTAACGAACTTATGGCAATGGCGAAACCTGAGTAAAGTATTCGGAGGAGGTTAAAATCAAAATGGGTAAACCCAAAAAAGAAAAGTATGATTTTAGCGGATGGGCAACTCGATTCAACATCAAATGCTCCGATGGAAGAACCATCCGTCCAAAAGCCTTCAAAGGTAATGATGGTTGCGTGGTCCCGTTAGTTTGGAACCATGACCATAATGACGTGGACAATGTCCTTGGTCACGCATTACTTGAGGAGCGCGAAGAAGGAGTCTATGCTTATTGTTCCTTTAACGATACTGATAAAGGACAAAAAGCCAAAAAGCTCATTACGCATGGGGATATTTGTGCGTTATCCATCTATGCTAATCAATTGAAGCAAAACGGAGGCGATGTTATTCACGGATGCATTCGCGAAGTCAGTCTAGTCCTTGCTGGGGCTAATCCGGGAGCTTACATAAATAATGTTATTCTTCATAGTGAAAATGGTGAAACTATCTTGAATGATAAAGGTGAAGCTGTTATCAATGAAGAAGAAGCAGAAATCTTTCATGGCTATAGTGGAATTACTATTTTCAATGACGAGCCAAACGCACAAAATGATAAGGAGATAGGAAATACTATGCCTACTGAAAAAGAGAATAATGTCAATGAACAAGATGCCGACAAAGGCAATAAAAATGAAAATCTTTCTCATGCTGAAAAAAATGATGAGGAAGAAACTGTTCAGGACGTGTTCGACACTTTAACCGAAAAACAAAAGACCGTCGTGTACGCACTAATCGGTCAAGCTATCGAAGAAGCTAATAAAGAATCCAAAGAGGAGGATAATAACGTGAAACACAATGCTTTCGATGAACAAAATGATCAAAACGAGAAGGCGGAGTTGATGCACTCTGAAATCATCGCCGCTATTAAAGATGTGACTGAGAACAAGAAATACGGCTCTATGAAAGAGTCTTTCCTTGCTCATAGCATCACTAATATTGGGGAACTCTTTCCCGAAGTTAAAGCGGTTAATGCCGCTCCGAAAGTTGTTGACATTGAGAACGACTGGGTCAAGGTCGTTATGGGTGGCGTTAAGCATTCGCCTTTTGCTCGTGTCAAATCCACTTATGCTAACCTCACTGCTGACGACGCTCGTGCGAGGGGTTATGTCAAAGGCCGTCAGAAAGTCGAAGAGGTTCTCGTCGCTTTTAAGCGCGTTACCACTCCTCAGACTGTCTACAAATTACAGAAGATCGATCGTGATGATGTCGTTGATATCACTGATTTCGATGTTATTGCTTGGATCAAGACTGAAATGCGCGAGAAACTTGATCAGGAAATCGCTCGTGCTATTCTTGTTGGCGATGGCCGTGATCCTCTTTCCAACGATAGGATTAATCCCGACAATGTCCGTCCTATTTCTACCGATACCAATGTTTACACTATTAAGCGTACTGTTGGTTATTCCGATTCCACTGCTGCCCAGGCTGCTAGCATCTTGGTCGATGATTCGGTCCTTTCCATGGAAGACTATAAGGGTTCCGGCAACATCACTATGTTCGTTCGCCGCGATGTTCTCTCTAGGATGCTCCTTCTGAAGGACCTCAATGGTCGTCGTATTTATAAGGACGTCAGGGAACTTGCCACTGCTATGCTTGTCAACCGTATCGTTCCGGTTCCGACTGGTATTATGGGCGATGTCTATGCCATCAATATCGACCTTGCTGACTACAATGTTGGCGCCGATAAGGGCGGTGCGGTCAACATGTTCGACGACTTTGACATTGACTACAACAAGTATGAATACCTGATTGAAACCCGCATCTCTGGTGCGAACGTCACTCCGTATTCCGCTGTTGCGTTCATCAAGGGAACCGAACCCACTCCTACTCCGGAAGTTGCTGGAGAATAACCTTATCTGAAAATTCAAAATGGCGAAGATTTATTGCAAGTTAGGATACGCTCCTACAGAAGAATCAGAAGTCCAACCTGGCGTTTGGAGCACAAAACCTGAAGAACGGAATGCCGTTGGAGAATTAATCAAAAATTCGCGTCGTTTAGAATCGTCTGACAAAGTCAACAATGATATTGTCCTATCGAATCAGGTTCGTATACTCGCTGATCCATATGCCATTCAGAATTTCAAGAATATTAAGTATGTCGAGTTTATGGGTACTGCATGGAAGGTTACTAACGTTGAAGTGCAGTATCCAGGCTTGATATTGACTCTCGGAGGCGTATATAATGGCGAGTAACGTTACTACAAGTCGGCGCGAACTTCATGCGCTTTTAGTAGAAATTCTCGGATCTAGAAATGTTTATTTCCAGCCTCCGGAGTCTTTGAAAATCCAATATCCGTGTATTGTATACGAGAGATCAGATATACGCAATACAGATGCGAGTAACTCTGTTTATCTTCAACATTACACATACCAAATAACGGTTATCGATCCGGATCCGGATAGTGATATACCGCAAAAATTGTCTAAGAGAATAGAATGCAGGTTCCTTAGGCATTTTGCATCGAACGGTCTTAACCACGATGTATTCCGCTGCATTGTACAAAATAAACAATAAGGAGGACACTTAGATGTCGAAAATTATTTGGGATGCCGCTGGCGAACACAAATATGAAAATGGCGTTGATCATGGCGTTCTTTATGCTCTTGATCAGCACACCGCTGCCGGTGCCACCTGGAAAAATGGTGTCGCTTGGAACGGCTTGACTTCTGTCACGCAGTCTCCGGAAGGCGCTGAACCCACTGCTATTTACGCTGACAACATCAAATATCTCAACATTCTTTCTGTTGAAGATTTCAAGGCTACCATCGAAGCCTACACCTATCCTGACGAATTCGCTGCTTGCGATGGCTCCGCTGAGCTTCTCGCTGATTCCGGCATTTTCCTTGACCAGCAAGAGCGTAAGCTTTTCTGCCTTGCCTATCGCACCAAGATCGGTAATGACCTTACCCCGGAAGCTGGTTTCAAAATTCATCTCATCTACAATGCTCTTGCTGCTCCCAGCGAGCGTGCGTATGAGACCATTAACGACTCCCCCGAGGCTGCTACTTTTTCTTGGGAAATTAGCACCACTCCGGTCGAGGTCGCTGGCATGAAACCGACTGCCCATCTTGTCATCGACTCCACTAAAGTCGACCCGGCTAAGCTCACCAAAATCATGGACGCTCTCTTTGGTGTTGATGCCGATTCTGAGCATGGCATTGAGGCTTCTGATCCTCATATCCTGATGCCCTCTGACATTCTTACCATTCTTCAGGGTCAATAAGGTAAATCAATAGCAAAAGGACCCTTTCCTAAAATTCAAAATGGATTGGGTCCTTATTTAATTTAAGTAAAAGGAGAAAAGCAATGTTAAAGAAAACTATCACTTACACCAATTTTAACGGAGAAGAAATCAAAGAAGACTTCTATTTTCATCTTTCTAAAGCTGAAATTATGGAGATGCAATTAGAAGAAAAAGGTGGATTCGCCGAACGTATCCAGAAAATCGTCGACGCTAAAAATGTTCCTGAGATCATCAAGGTCTTTAAAGAACTTATCTTGAAAGCATACGGTGTTAAGAGCGAAGACGGGAAACGTTTCATTAAGAGCAAAGAATTGAGCGAAGAATTTTCTCAAACTCAGGCTTATTCCGATTTGTTCATGGAATTGGCCACTGATGCTGAGGCTGCTTCTGCGTTCATCAATGGTATAATTCCTGCGGAATTGCAGCAGCAAGCTAAAGAGCTTACTCTTAAAAAGTAAAAGTTGATGTAAATTAAGATGGAGGCTAAAAATGCTTTACATAAATATATCTGGAAAAGATGCGTTTGATGAAAAAACGAATACCTTCATTAAAACCGAAGGATGCAATTTATGCTTAGAGCATTCCTTAGTCTCCATCTCCAAATGGGAATCGATATGGCACAAACCATTCCTTGGTGATGGACAAAAAACTGATGAAGAACTAAAATCGTATATTAAATGCATGACCATAACTCAAAATGTCAAAGATGATATATACGATTTATTATCAGCATCTGAGCTTAAGAAAATTAATGATTATATAGGAGACACTATGACAGCTACTACTTTTAGCAATAGAAGATTGCCTGAAGGAGCAGCTCCTAGAAAGTCAGAAGTTATTACAAGCGAACTTATCTATTACTGGATGGTTGCCTATCAGATACCTTTTGAATGTCAAAGATGGCATTTAAACAGACTGTTAACCTTAGTGAGAATATGTAGTATCAAGAATGATACCGGAAAAGGTAACAAGATGTCTAATAAGGCAATACTATCGCATAACGCATCATTGAATGCTGCTAGAAGAAAACAAAGTGGTAGTAGGGGTTAAATATTATGCCCATAAAAGCGAGAACCACAGGAGACTTCAGACAAACTAGAAAATATTTGTCTGCGTCAATTGATATTAGTAAATTAAAGATAGATGACGTTCAAAAGATAGCTGAAGAAACGGTTGAGAAGCTAGTCAAAGCATCTCCTTATGAAGATATAGCTATAGGCTGGAGTTATTCGATCGAGTATGACCATAAACAAGTATCTTTATATTTTAATAACTCTTTTGTAGAAAATGGGTTAAATATCGCCTTATTAGTAGATAAGGGACATGGTACTTCAAGTGGCCATTGGGTTTCAGGAAAGAACTATATAGACGAGCCTGTTAGAGAGGCTTTTGAAAAAATACTAGAGGCTGCGGGAAAGGAGATTAGAAGCTTATGAGCGAAAAACTTGATGAACGAGTTGTTAAATTAGAGTTTGATAACGCAAATTTCGAGAAAAAAGTCAAGCAAACTCAAAAATCGTTGGAAAAGCTAGACGACCAACTAGCATTCAAAAACGGAACAGACGGCATACAGCGTGTAGAAGCTACTTTCTCTCATTTCCAAATGGTAGCTTTTGCCGTATTAAATAGAATAACCAATAGAGCAATCGACTTCGGCGTACAATTAGTCAAGTCATTGTCAGTAGATAACATCACTGCTGGCTGGACAAAATTTGGCGAAAAAACTACTTCCGTTGCCACGATGGCGGCACAGAAGATTAAAATCGCCGGAAAAGTAATTGACGACTACGGTGAGAAGATGGAGGTTATCAATGAACAGCTCGATAAACTGAACTGGTTCACGGATGAGACTTCATATAATTTCACTGACATGGTTGATAATATCGGCAAATTCACTGCTGCTGGTAGATCTCTTGACGAATCCGTCAAAGCCATGATGGGTATTGCTAACTGGGCAGCTTTATCTGGCCAGAATGCAGCTACAGCATCAAGAGCGATGTACCAACTTTCGCAAGCTTTGGGAAAAGGTTACGTCCAGTTAATCGATTGGAAGTCGATACAAACTGCGAACATGGATACGGAAGAATTCCGAGAGAAAGTTCTCGAAACCGCAGTTGCTGTCGGAGAATTGACCAAAGAAGGCGACAAATTTATAACGAAAACTGGAAAGCGTTTCAGTCTTTCCGAATTCACAGAGAGCCTTTCGTCAAAATGGTTAACTAATGACGTTTTGTTAAAAACATTAGGAAACTATTCTTCTGCCGTCGAAAGACTTTATGAGATATGCGAAGAAGAAGGAATCACTGCTACCGAAGCTATCGAGAAGTACGGTGATGAACTTGAAGATTTCGGCCTTAAAGCGTTCAAAGCAGCCCAAGAAGCACGAACATTTTCGGATGTTATAGCATCCGTAAAAGATGCAGTTTCTACTGGATGGATGAACACTGCCGAAAAGATATTCGGTGGTTATGACGAATCTAAAGTTTTATGGACCGAACTTGCAAACCAGTTGTATGATGTGTTTGCCGAAGGTGGTAACTTCAGAAATGAAGTGCTTGGCCTATGGCGTGATTTAGGTGGTAATAACAACGTCTTCGGAAAACACGGAGAAGCTAATCAAGGTTCATTTTGGAACATATACGACTCGATAATAGCTGTTCGTAATCTTATACGAGATGCGTGGAAAGACGTATTCGGTTTGAGTTCGTTTACAGAAGCAACCGAGCGAGCTAGAGATATCGCAGAAAAGCTTAATAATTTAACCAAACGGATACAAGAATTTACAAAACGTGTAAAGAATTCTTTGGAAAATAACATGAAGTTACGCTTCATTTTCCAAGGTTTATTTAATGTACTAAAGATAGGCATTCAAATTATAGCAGGTGTTGTTTATGCATTGAATCCGCTTGTACAATTGGTTAAGCAACTAATATCTCTGCTGTTCAACAAAATATCTGCGTTTGGCCTTAATCTATCGAAGATAGAAGGAACGGCGTCTGCTATAGAAGAAGTTGCTAGATCGATAAACGATATTCTTACGAATATTATAGAATCTATCGATTTGGTTGGTTTCTTAGATAAAGTATTTAATCTTTTAGGAAAAATATTTAAAGTCATTTCGGATTTACACCCGATTGAAAAACTAAGGAAACTCATACTATCGATACTAGGAGCATTCAAAGGTGGATTATCCGGAGGTGTCTCCGGTTTCTTTTCAGCTTTATCGAAAGGTCTTGGAAAAGTAGTAGAGATATTTGGAAAAGGTCTGTCGTCACTTAAAGCCGAAAACGTCGTTAACCCGATAATGTCATTATTTTTGGGTTTGTCGAGTTTGTTAAAAGGCGTTATATCGGTACTTAAACCGTTAACTACAATCCTTGGTCAGGTTTTAAATTTCGTAGGTGTTATATTACAAAAGTTTGGCGAAATACTTTCTCAATTGATATCCGCCTTTAACGGCGAAGAAGTTGGGAAAGTTATAAAAGTACTGTTGTCGATTCTTATTGTACTTGGACCATTAGCTGTAATAGCAGTCGCTGTGTATAATATAGTATATTCGATAACGACTATTCTTTCACCATTAAAGAATCTGTTCCAGGCTGCTGCGGATATGATGTGGGATATAGGCCAGTCTTTTAAAATAAAAGCAATGGCGAATATTCTAAATTCTGTTGCCTTAGTACTTGTTGCTATGGGAGCAGCTGTAGCAATAATGGCGAATGTTCCGACTAGAGGTTTCGTAATGGCACTAGGTGCTTTGGCTGCGATATCTTTATTTGTTACTGGCTTGCTAGCGTTTTTGTATTTCTTCTCAAAAGCGGAATCAAAAATGAAAAGTAGGCTCAAACAACTTGGAAATTTGGCTACTTTACAAAAAGCAGCGAACTTAATATTTTCCGTTTCTTTATCCGTATTATTAATAGCATCGGCCATAAAAATGCTATCGTCGATAAGCCCATCGTCGTTAACAAAATCTGTTACAGCCATATTGGCCATAATGTCCAGTTTATTTTTAATGGTTGTCGGATTCGATAAATTACTTAATATCGATGTCAAGTATAAAAATGTGCAAAAATTGATGCAATCTATTGGATATACGATACTTTCGATGTCGATAGCATTACGAATAATAGGCGGAATGAAAAATGAGAACATCATTTCCGCTGTAGCATCGGTTATCGCGTTGATGGGTGGTATATTAGCTTTAGTTGCTGGATTTAGTAAATTGCTTACTACAAGTGTCAATTTCGCAAAAGTAAATTGGTTAATGTATTCGTTGTCTTTGGCTATGATAAATATGGCCATAGCATTGAGAATAATTGGCAGTTTGAAAGACGAAAATGCCATGATGAATAGCGTAGTTGCTATGATTGCGCTTATGGCATCTATTAGTGGATTGATAGTGGCATTTGGGAAGTTAACCCGCACTGATATTAATCAGACGAAACTGAATCGAGTTATTTTTGGTTTGTCGTTGTCGTTAATCGCTATGGCAGCGGCCATTAGAATAATATCAACGATACCTAATATTGGTAATGTATGGACTGCTGTAAGCGCCCTTGTTGTATTAATGGCGTCCATGGCAGTATTAATGATAGCTATAAATAAACTTGGTGCATTGATAGGTTTAAAGACACTGTCTATTGTATTCGGATTAATAGGGTTATCTGCTGCGTTGCTTCTTCTTTCTATGGGCTTGGCGGCATTTGCAAAAGGAATGTCGTTAGTCGGTAACATAGATTGGAGCGCATTTGGCAAATTAGCAGTTAGTTTACTGATAATAAACACCCTTGCTAGTTCTGGTATATTTAAATCCACAGCTATCGCTATTTTTGGTGCTGCTTTAGTATCATTAGGAACTGGTTTGGCATCTTTATCTGGCGGTTTAAGAACACTGCAAGATGTTGACTGGACAGTCTTCGGCAAATTAGTTGTTGCGATGATCGCAATAAAAGCGTTTGTAGAAGCGGGGGCTGGCATAATAGGATCTGTAAAGATATTTATGCTTGGAGCTTCGCTTGTTTCTTTGGGAGCTGGACTTGCATCATTTTCTTCTGGTATGAAGGAACTTGACACTGTTGAATGGGGTGCTATAGGCAAACTGTTAGTGTACATGAAAGTTGTTAAGATGTTCGCAAAAGCAGGAGTAATAAAAACTGCAAAAATATTAATGTTCTCGACATCTTTGTTACTACTGAGTGTTGCTCTTACGTCATTCGCTGGAAGCTTGAAAGCTTTAGACCAGGTCGAGTGGAGTTCTATAGGAATGCTTGCCGTACTTCTTATTACGCTCGGCACGCTAGGTGGTATAGCATCAACAATGTCGCTTCCCTTAGCTCTTCTTGGTTTAGCATTAGTTCCATTAGCTGCAGGCTTGATGCTTATGGCAGTCGCTATGAAAAAGTTTGATGACGTCGGATGGGAATCTATATTTAAAACTATAGTTACTTTGGCGGCATCTTTGACGATGTTGGTTGTCGCAACTAAATTGATATCCGGAAGCTTCAAAGATATGGCTGGAATGTTAGCTATTTCCGCTGCATTTGCCGCAATAGGTGCTGGAATGATAATATTCGCTATTGCTGGTAAGCAACTCGAGGAAGTATCCTGGTCATCCATACTTAAGTCTATTGTTCTTATGGCTGGTGCGATCATTTTGTTAGTTGCTGCCACAAAAATATTAGGGCCGTCTACGATTCTTGTATTAGCGTTGGGTGCTGCAGTTGCTCTATTGGGAGCTGGTATGCTTATGGCCGCCTTATCTTTGCAGGTATTTGCGCAATCTTTACCAGCATTCATGGAAGCGATAATCGAAAATGTAGAACTCATAAGTGTTGCTCTAACGACGATAGGTCCGGTATTAATAAATGCATTATTATCTGCGTTCAATGAATTGCTGAACAAATTATCTGACATAATACCAAATATACTAAATTTGGCAGTAGTTCTTATAAATGGTTTGCTAGATATTTTAGAGCAAGAAGGGCCAAGAATATTAGAAGTAATAGTTTCATTAGTTGATTCTTTAGCTAATACACTGGCGAATCATTCTGAGAGTATAATAAATGCTTTAGGAACGATAATCCAAAACTTGCTAACATGGTTGAAAAACAATATAAAAGAACTATCTCTAAAAATGTATGATATACTTATTGGGGTAATAGATGCATTAACAGAAAAAGTTCCGAAGTTGGTTCGTAGTTTATGCGAATTCTTAAAAGTGATGATAAATGCACTATTCGATAATATAGGACCTGTGCTAGAAGTATTGGTTACAAGAGCATTTGGATTCTTAAGCGAATTCATACCGAAGCTTATTGTCGAATTAATGAAGTTCACAGCTGTTCTTACGAATGCAGTTCTAGTTTTGATAGCAAATGTTCTGAAAGTAACCATAGCATCACTTGGAACATTGGCGAAACTAATGCTTGACTTCTTGACTGGAATAATATTGCTTATGATAAACGTTGCGAACGGTTTAGGCAATGTTTTGTTCCAGGCGTTTAGAACGATATTATTCAATGCATTCTATATACTTTCCGAAGTTCTTATTTCGATGACTACGGATATTCCGAAATTACTGGGTGGAGCTTTAGGAAGAGTATTGGGTGCACTCGTTGACTATTTAGGTGATTTAATTAATAGCCACTTGGGTGGTTTATTTGGATTTGGTGACACGTTAAAAGGATGGGGAAGAGACATAATGAACTCTGCAACTAATACCTTTGACAAGTCCGTCATGAATGGATCAAACGTTATGAAAGCTCTTAACGAAGCTAGAACCAATATATCTGGAACCATGAAGAGCATAACCTCGTCGATAAAAGACGATGTTGAAGAAGGTGTTGGAATAATAAACGACACATTGCAAGATAGCTTAAGATCCATGGGAATGGTTACTTCAGATAATGCAGAAAATGCAGCCAATCAAACGGCTGAAGCCACCAATAAGTCCATAAATGATAATGCTCCGTTTATTGCCGAAAATGCATTCAAAGCCGGCGAAGAAGTCGGGAAAGATATGTCAAGAGGCATACAGCAAGGACTTGATTCTGAGAATGGAAATCTGGAAACGCATTCAACTGATGCTGCAAAACTAGCAGAAGAAGCTATGCGGAAACAGACTGAAACGCATTCTCCGTCTAGGGTGTTTGCGAGGATAGGTCGTTTCTTAATGCAAGGCTTGTCGCTAGGCATAGACGAAGGAGCTGTTGAAGCTCAGAATTCGGCAGTAGATGCTATGAACATGACTCTTCTCGCAGTAAAAAATGCTGTAGAATCAGATGTCGATGACGAAATAGTCATACGTCCAGTCATGGATCTATCGAATATAACGAATGGAGCTCAGTCGATATCTTCGATAATGAGCAATGTTGGAAATGGTAGAGTGTCTGTCTCTGGTGAGCTTGCTTCGAATGTCCAAAGAAGGACTGTCCGATTGGCGACAGAGCCACAAAATCAAAATGGAACTACTGTTGTCAACAATAATGAGACATATAATCCTGTCTTCAACATAACGTCGAATGACCCGGATGAAGTTGCTCGTGAAGTAGACATCAGAATGCAAAGAATGCACAAACAATCCACTTTAGCGAAAGGAGGAGCTAGATAATGGGAAAATTTAAATTCAATGGTAAACTATCAGAGGATTTTGGTCTTGTTATCCAGACTCCTCCTACTTATGAATATCCTGAAAGGGATCTTACAGTAGCGCATGTTCCAGGAAGAAATGGCGACATAATAATCGATAACAAATGTTACAAGAATGTGCAACGCACATATTCCGTAGGTATCAAGTATTATCAATCTTCTGGGTACTATGTTAACTTTGAGTCTATTCTTGACTGGTTGAATTCATCGAATGGTAAGTATGCTCGTCTTGAAGATAGCTATGATGCAGATGTATATCGTTTGGCATCGTTCCAGATGAACGGCAGCTTTATTGACTACTTTGGAAAAGGCGGTGCTGGAACTATTACGTTTGAATGCAAGCCACAACGTTTTCTTAAAGAAGGAGAAAAAGACATACTGTTCAACAGCAACGAAGCTGAAATAGTGAACGAATCCAGTTATGTAGCGAAACCATTGATAACTGTATCTGGTATCGAAACAGACTTTGATAATGTTCTTATGATGTCAGTCATAGATCATTTCGGAAAAGCAACGTCCAGTATAACGATTTCTAGTTATGAAGGTACAATGTTATTTGACTCTGAAGACGAAGTTGTCACAGACCAAAATGGAAATGATTTAAGCACTAATGTTGGAATGAACAGTCTTCCTTTTCCTGAACTAAAAACTGGAAGGAACGAGGTTGTCATCGAACGTTATCGAATTGAATCTACGACTGTTGATGCATACTCTACGATACTCGCTAGTGCTCAACATGTATGTCGTTCTGAGTATAAAACTTACGCTGCTCTTCAGCAAACTGGTCAAGAAAAGATATTTGTGAAGTCATATAAGACATTGATACGCTCTAAACAAGAGAGTTATTCAGCGAATTCTGTTCAGTCTTACATGTCACAAAAAGCAGAAATATACACATTTGATTCGTTCAATACACTTTTGAATAATTATGGTTATCCATATTCATTTTCTGGAGACGCCGCTACTAATAATTCGACTTCGCCAGAATGGATTGAACTTACGGATGCATCAGATGGAAGAGTAATTCTTACTGCGAAAAATAATGGATTTTATCGTATTGACGGAGTAGATAAAAAAATATATTTTAGGCATGCGAATGAGTCGTTAATAGAAGGCGGAGTAAGCGCCAACTCTGTTAATACGATATATTTCTATGCTTCGAAAGTCGTTACTCCAGAGCAAGGAAACCCGTTGAATTATCCGTTATATGACGGATCTTATTACGCATTAGATATCGGTTATATCGATATACCAGATTGGTTGGATTTCAAAGTTGAATACGATAATGACAAAAGTCCGGCTAAGATACACTATTATAGAAACGCTGACGGATACTATTGGTCAGATAAAACATGGATATTCGGAAAGGCGCAATGGTCATACTACAACCATGCAGCAGCAGGAAGTGAGGCTTTACTTGCGTCATTAAATTGGAACACATCGAAGAAAGCATTCACGAATGTATCTGGCTTATCTCTTTCGACAACAAGTACATTCACTTATAGGTATTTGAATTGCGGTCCGCAGAATTTGCCAGACTATGAGCCGATTGTTACTACGGATATTGACGACCGAGGGGTGGAAACGGTTGATATTAAAAGCGATGTTCACTTTAGAGTTGTCGATCAAGGCGATGGTGGGCAAAATCAAGAATACCATCTTTCTAAACTTACATTGTATCCAAAAGATACTGGATATTATTGCTATTCTGTAGGCGATGGTGACCCGACTAATTGGCGAAAGATAAATGACATAACTTCTCCTATAGTAATAGGAATGTCTGGAACTTCTTCGTTTGGTATATTCTACTTATCGTCTTCGCCAACTTATTCTGAAGAAACAGATTGGCCTGGATGGCTCGATCCTAATCCTATAGGAGATAATCCTACGGATCTTGTTCTATCAGAAAAAATATATTTTAGAGTTAACTACAATGGTTTATATCGTGTTTCATCTGGAACCGATGATGATACTCCGCAATCTCACATGTGGACTCAAGAAGAACCTTATGGTTGGAAACAAAAGACGTCTGGAAATGATTTACAAGATATAATGGAAGCCAAAACAGTCGAAGATGCTATGTACATATATAAAATAGAATCTTTACCTACGCAGTTCGATTATAATCGCTCATATACAGTTGACGATTCTGCTGCTTCATCTAGTCTTCCTGCATGGTTGACTGCCGAAAATGATCCAACTGTTACGACAGATCAAGTCCCTGATGTTATAAAGTACAAAGCAAATTCCAATGGATACTTTAAATGGGATGCGAACGAGTCTTGGGTATATTACGAATCTGGCTCTGAACTTCTTAGCATTGGAGGGAAAGATGACTGCATAATCTATTATACAGAGGAACTTCCAGAATATACTGAGGATAATTTCCAGAATCACGACATGTTCGATCTATTCGATATAGAGGTCGTTCAGAGTCCGAACCCTGGTAATCCTAAAGAAATAAATTTCAAAGTTGCTTCTGTTGGATATTATCGTGCTAATAATGGTATGTCATGGAAGTATCTAACCGAGGGTGAAACCCTACTAACAAGCAAAATAGGAGACATGGTGTATTTGTACCATCTTAAAGCTCCTGAAAACCCTGATCTAGACAACATATCTATATCTATTAAACCGAGGTGGTGGAAATTATGATTATATTATTTGAAGAAAATGAGAAATCTTTTTCCACCCTCGGTTTGGGGGTGTTAAAAGATGCATTATCTTGCGTTGTTAAAGAAAAACTAAATGACGAGTTTAGTCTAACAATGGAATATCCCGTAAAGGGAAGCAATTTTAGCAAGATTAAAAACAATAGGATTATATGCGTTAAGCCTAATCCGTATTCAGAACCACAAGCCTTTAGGATATATAGTGTCACAAAGGCAATAAATGGAAAGGTAATAGTCGATGCGAATCACATATCGTACGACATGAACAGCATTCCTATAAAGGCATTCTCTGCTAAAAATATGCAAGACGTCTTGGTACAAATTCAAAATGGTTGTATAATAGATAACCCATTTGTACTTTCTTCAGATATTTTGCGTTCCAAAACGTACAAAACAACCGCCCCATATAATTTAAGGGCTATAATAATGGGCTCAGAACAGTCTATTGTGACCGAGTACAATGCCGAATTAGAATTCGACAACTATGTTGTAAAGATATTATCTAAAAGAGGCAAAAATAGAGGCGCTGTTGTCCGTTATGGGCATAACATGACCGATATTAATCATGTACTGTCAACGGATCTTCTTTATAATGGTGTATTTCCGTACTATCACACTGAAAAGACTACTACCGAAACTACTACTTCTGGTGAATTCCAGCAGGTGTACATTGTAGGTTCGAAGACTTTCCAAGATGGATGGCTTTCTTATAGTAAAGATGGAGAACCATACCATCCGATTGACGAATCTCCTGTGCAAATTGCTACTGAGGGAGAATATTACCAAAAGGTGTATGCTTGGAACACTCTTTACAATGTTTATCAAGAGAAAATCTATAATGAGCAAGTTACGATCATTCAAGGGTTAACCGAACCTAGTTGGTTGAGTATTGACTGGTCGCATTTCCCGAACGTTATCGTGAAAGCAGCTCGAAAAGGCTACTACAAGAAAGCTACCGACACCGATTGGGGTGAAATAAAAGGGGTTGGTGATGTTGTCTATGAAGGCAGCATAGTCAGCTCTGGACTTATGGAGAATCTTATATTAAGTTTCTCTGAAGTAATCCCATCAAATAACACGTCGTCTAACGAAGAAGTAAGTGAAATTGTAGATGTCCAATTGGATCAGCCAATTATATGGATAGAAACCAATGATGCAAAGTCGATGCTTCATGATAGAATCTTGATGCTCGATTTAACTTCTGAATTTGAGGAAGAACCCTCTCAGATCAACCTTAGAGCTAAAGCCGAAGAGTATATTAACAAGCATAATATAGGTACCATAAAGCACAGCACCACGTTGTCTTTTATCGATATGTCATCTACCAAAGAAGGCAGTCGTTTTGAGAATTTAGACCATGTTGAACTTGGAGATACCGTCAAAGTAGTATATGAAGATGCTGGAATAGAGATAGACTTGCGAGTAATATCTGTAGAGTATGATGCGCTATCCGAACGTTATAATAGCATAGAATTGGGCGAGAAAGAAGATAAAATGTCTGACTCCACAATTCAAAATGGAGATAACGTGTCAGCATTAACTAACGATGTAGGCTATGCCACAGTTACGACAGTTAACAAACTAATAGCAAATATCGTTACTGCAAATTATATCGAAGCTTTAAATGCCAAGTTGTCCAGTGCTCAAATCTCCCAGCTTGCTGTAGAGAGAATAAATTGCACCGGAATAATCGAGGCATCGCAGTTTGCCATCGACTCGCTCGTTGCAAAGCTATTAATAGCAGACAATGCTGAGATAGCAGATACTCTTACTGCCGGTAACATTAAAGTCGCCGGTGATATTTCAATAAATTCTGGTCAAATAACCATAACTTCCGAGAATGGGACCAGCTTCGTTGTCGATCGAGAAGGAAATCTGACTGCTAATTCAGTGAGTATAACTGGTGGTAACCTCAACATCAACGATGGTGTGTTCGAGGTTACTAATGACGGTGTTCTTACTGCTTTAGCGGCCGATATTACTGGTGCAATTCGTGCAAAAGAAGGTGAAATAGCTGGGTTTGTTATTCAAGAAAAGCAACTAAGTTATGGCACAATAGGTAGTCCTTCCAATTATGTTATAGTATCACCAGGTATCAACGCTGAAATAACGAGTTTGGTGTCTGGAAGCAAGACATGGTCTTTTATAGCTTCAGGTCAGTTTGGTGTAACCACTTCTGGCACTTTATATGCTAAACAAGCTGTGATAGATGGAACTATAACTGCCGAAAGCGGCAAAATCGCTGGTTTTGATATTTATAGAGACAAATTGAGTAGTACTAATGTCACTATTTCTCCTACCTTGCTATCTTATGGTGATGGTTTCTCTGTCACGCATGACGGTAAAGTAACTATCACTAAAGGTAGTCTAGAAATTCAAAATGGAATGTACATTGTAGTAGAATTAACACAAGATACATATGAATCTGATGTATACTATACGAAGACTTCATTTGGTGACTATGTTTTATCTACTGGAGCATTTGATCCTGATACCACTTATTACCAATACGATGGTACTAAAAAGTTTTTTGGAGTTGACTCAAACGGTAATTTAACTGCAAATTCTGTAAAGATTACTGGTGGTGAATTAACCATCGGACAATCTTATGGAATGCCAGTGTTCAGCGTCGACCAAACTGGAAAATTGACTGCCAAATCAGCATTTATATCCGGTGGTTCGATTAATGTTTCCAAAGGTGAAATACTGTTAGGTGGAAGTTATGATTACATATATAGTCGAATGAACTTCGGTTCAGGAAACGGACATTATGCATATGTTTATTTAACTTCTTCTACTTATGAACCGGATACTTATTACACATATGACGATTCTACTCAACAGTATAATCGTGCAACCGGTTCATTCGATCCAAATGCAACTTATTACAGATATTGGGAAGATGTTTATGAACCTAATATTTATTATACATTGGAGAATGGTATATATGTTCTTAGTACATCAGAAACGTACGATTCGTCCAAAACATATTATAAATATACTGGAGGAGCATCATTCTATGTTCGTCATGATGGAAGTGTAGAAGCACGAGACCTAACTATTTATGGTGGAGCCATAAGGATAAGTGATCCGTATGATTCTGGTGTTTCATTTGAGGTTACTAATACTGGGGCTTTGACCGCAACTAGTGCTACGATAACTGGCACTATAAATGCTGAATCTGGTAAAATCGGAGCAGAGTACAACAATTTTATTATCGGCGGTGTTGACTATATTAACTATACCGTAATAACATTGACTTCAGAAGATTATGAACCTGACACGTATTATATAAGGGACCAGAATTACAACTATATTCTAGCTACTGGTGCATTTGATCCTAATGAGACATACTATAGCAAAAATATTTCCGGTGCTGCATATATAAAAAGTGGTTTGACATCTTTTGAAGATACACAGCACGATGGTATCTATATCGGAACAGATGGTGTCCGTTTAGGTCGAAACTTCACAGTTGATAATCAGGGAAACCTGGTGGCAAGTTCTGTAGAAATCACTGGGGGGAGTTTACTAATAGGTAACCAATCTGGCGATACCATATTTAACGTTAACACTGACGGAAAACTCGTGGCTAGTTCTGCGCAAATATCTGGTAGTGTAAATATACGTATGGGTGAGATAATTCTTGGCGGATTAGGAAAATGTACATATAGTCCCGTACCGGAAGTTGTTATACAAGCATTTTATCTCCCAAATATATATTATACATTGGAGAATGGTAAATATGTTCTTAGTACATCAGAAACGTACGATTCGTCCAAAACATACTACAGTTATGAAGACGGTGCAGATTTTTATGTATCCTGGATGGGTAGGGTTGTTGCTAAAAATCTGACTATACAAGGTGGATCAATAAGCATAACCAACAGTTCTGGAACATCATTCAAAGTTACCAATGCTGGAGCGTTAACTGCCACAAATGCAAATATAAGTGGAACAATAACTGCTTCAGATGGATCTATAGGAAGCTTATCTATACATTCCGATTACATTGGTGTCGCATTCGATCCAACTTCGCAATCGCCAACGTATAGCGGAGTATCGATATATGCTAGTGGACTAGTTCAATTGAGTGATATTTACATAAAGGACCGATTGTCTTTTAAAAGTAGAGGCCAGCAAATAATAACGCACACTGATCCACAAGGTAATCATGAGTCAGTTACTGTTGAAAGCGAAATAAGGAATGGAATCATTTCTCAAACTACATTTGCCCCAGGTGATTATCTCAATCCTGTAACTAGGTCGTTCTCAATGGGTTGCTTAGTAGGAATAATACCACCAAATAGATATTCTGGCGGTTTATGTTTTTACTCGTGCCTAATTAATCCGAGGACACATTCCGGAACAGGAGATGAAGACAAGACATATAATGTATCTGATATATTCGACCAAATTTACGGTGTATGGGCTACTTTATATGACTCTTCCGGACAATATGAAAGTCAAAGTCTGCATGTAACATGGGATAATAATACCCTTAACATCGTTGTTCATTGGCATTTGCACTACGAACAAACTGCCGGAGTTTCTTTACTTATATTAGGTAGAGTTAAAAACAGTAGTTAAACACATTGAAAAGGAGAAGACAAACATGAAACTTAATGAAGTTTTAGCGGGTAGAGAGCCGCTTCACAAACTCTCTGAAAAGCATTTCACGAATTTCAAAGTTGCTCGTGCTATTGCTGGACTCACTAAAGAAGTCGAGGAAGAAACTAACTTTTTTAATGCTGAGTTTAAAAAGCTTGTTGATGCATATTCTGAAAAGGACGAGAATGGAAATCCTGTTGTTGTTCAAAATGGAAACATCAAACTTAAAGATGAAGAAGCCAAGAAAGCCTTTGATAAGGAATACGCGGAGCTTCTTTCTCTTGATGTCTCGGACAGGGTTCATAAGATCACTGTCCTTGAAACAGATTTCAAAACCCAGGATGATTTCTTAACTCCTGCTGAAATGATGACTCTCGATGCCGTCATTAACTGGGGGGAAGATACTCCTGTAGGAGCTTTGCAAGCTTAAACTTTGAAGCCCACTGGTCGGCTTTGTAGGCCAGTTATTTCAAGAATAGGAGGAATATATTGTGTCTGTAGCATCATATACACCAGGCCCTTCGAAAATTGTTCATGAGTCAAGGGTTGACTTTAGGCAACGTGTCGTACAGAGCATGATTCATATCGTACAGTATGATAAAAGTTTGCCGATTATAGCAGTAGAATTATATTCCAATGGACAGAAATGGGCGCTTCCTAGTGATGCGAATGTAAAAGTCCGTTGGGGTAAACGTGATCATACGTATGTATATCTTGACGTATTAGGATGTAATGCAGATCGTACGATTGTATATTTCGAGATTGTTGAGCAAATGACAGTCTTTTATGGCGAGCATAATCCCGTCCTTGAAGTACTTATTGGTGAGAGCGTCGCATGCTCTTCGTATATTCCATTCTACATTGACCGAAATCCGATACAACGCAGTGATATCGAGTCAGTAGTGGTACCTAGTGTTTTGGATATGCTGGAATCTGAAATACGAGCAAAGCAAGATATTTTGGTCTCTGGGACTAACATCAAGACCATAAATGGCCAAAGTATCCTAGGCAGCGGAAACATAAATATATCTGTAGATCCAACTTTATATTATACTAAAGCTGAAACTGACACCTTGTTAAGCGCTAAACAAGCGAAACTCGTGTCTGGATCTAATATCAAAACTATCAATGGTTCGAGCCTTTTAGGTAGTGGCGATCTGACTTTATTGTCTGATTCGATGATATTCGTTACGTACAGTGAGTTAGTTTCATTACGTTCTAATGGCTCGCTAATCCCCGGAATGAAGTATAGATTGACTGACTATACTTGCACAACAACGGAAGCTAGTACGTCTTCTGCTAATCACAAATTTGATATTATACTAGTGGCTAATAGCAAAACGTCGCTACTTGAAGAAGCTCATG